AACATGTTGACCCAGAATCACACGATATATTTTTGGATTGTTCATCTGACATATTTTTGGATTGTTCATCTGACATATTTTTGGATTGTTCATAAATTAATTCACCATTAATGTTGGATGATAATGTATTCTGAGAATACGATGATAGAGAGAAAATAGAATCTAAATGTGAAATATCTTTTATATCAGATAATTCTAATATTATTTTATCATTATTACCATTATTACCAGTATCATTATTATCTATAAAATATAATTTTTTCTTATGATTACGAGTATAAGAATTGCTATTATTTATTAAATCTGTATCTACGTTAAATAAAACATTATTATGTTTTTGAAAAAATGTAGAATCTAACATATATTCGGTTTCATCAAAAATATTTACTTCAAAATTATTTTTAATTCCAAGAAAGGAACCATAAAAATCTAATCCATGAATAAAATTATGTTGATGTAACAATTTACTGGTTAAATAACTAAAAAACCCATCTACATATGCATGATTATTTGGATCATTCATTTTTTCATTTATATTATTTATATTATTAATATTATTTATATTATTAAAAGTGGGTAGAGAAAATAATTCATTATTGTAAATCTCATATTTCCCAATCATATATTTCACTGGATCAAGCAAAGGACAATATTTAATAAATATATCTTTATTATGTTTTTTCATATCACAATCAGTAACGGTTGCCTTAAATTTATTATTAGATTCAGTAGTATTAATACTATAAAGAGAGAAATGATGGTCTAAATTAATACTATTAAAATTGGTTTCATTTAGTGAAAAAAAATTATTATAAATAGGATTATAATTTTGCGGATTAGTTATATTTGTTAGTTCTGAGTTTTCAAAATTATTAAATAACACAGAATTATCTTTTTTTTTATAAGAAAACATCATAGTTCTTCTAAATATAAATTATATATTTTTTTAACTCATAATTTATTTATATTATTTATATTATTTATATTATTTATATTATTTATATTAATAACAATATTAATATTATTATCTATAGTGTTATTGTTATTGAGTATTATTGTTAAATAAATATGCGATTAAAATAAATATGCGGTTAAAATAATGTATTATTATATAAAAAAATATTAGATTAGAATTTATTTATAATATTTAATATGACTTTAGAACTAAGAAAATTTAATATGCGTGATATTAGTTTTAAACCAAGTGAAAATAAAGGTCCTGTCATTGTATTGATTGGACGGCGTGATACAGGTAAAAGTTATTTAGTTCAGGATTTATTGTTTTATCATCAAGATATTCCTATCGGAACAGTGATATCAGGCACAGAAGCAGGAAATGGGTTTTATGCTCAACATATACCAAAACTATTTATTCATGATGAATATAATACCGCAATTATAGAAAATATTTTAAAACGTCAAAAAACCGTTTTGAAGCAAGTAAAAAAAGAATTTGAAAATTATAAAAAAAGTAATATTGACCCAAGGGCATTTGTTATATTAGATGATTGTTTGTATGATGCTTCTTGGACAAAGGATAAATTAATGAGATTACTTTTTATGAATGGTCGTCATTGGAAAATTATGTTAATTATTACTATGCAATATCCGCTTGGTATTCCTCCAAATTTAAGAACAAATATTGATTATGTTTTTATATTAAGAGAACCATATATTGCGAATAGAAAAAGAATTTGGGAAAATTATGCTGGCATGTTTCCTACATTTGAATCATTTTGTCAAGTTATGGATCAATGCACAGAAAATTACGAATGCTTAGTTATTAATAATAATTCGAAATCGAATAAATTACATGATCAAATTTTTTGGTACAAAGCAGAATCACACGGACCTTTTAAATTAGGATCAAAAGAATTTTGGGAATTATCCAAGGATTTTAATTCTGACGATGATGAAGGAGATACTTATGACCCGCAAAATGTAAAAAAACGCGGTCAAGGACCTAAAATTAGTGTTAAAAAATCGAAATGGTAAATTATATTTATAAAATCTTATATAATATATATTTTTTGATTAAAACATTTATTATTTTCTATAATATCCTCTTTGTTAATTTCATTTTTATAGTTATAGTCACAAAAATGTTGTTCCGAATGACGGTGTTTTACACAAAATATTTTTTCACATTTACATTTTCCAATAAGTGATATAGAAAGAGAAATTTTTTTATTACACGTTTCAAATGAACAAATCATAATGTATAATTATATATTATATAATTATACATTATATAATTATATATTATCTAAATAAATAATAATTTTGAATTAATTTTATTATTTATTTAATTAAATTTAAAATAGTTATCTTCATTGATTGACGTGTATTTAAATTGTATTCATTACAATATTGTCACTCTCAAATAATTGTTTTTGAATTTCTTCAATGGTAACATTACTATTTTTATCATTTGTATCCATATTTTTTACACTAACCAAATCACCGTGTTCATTCAAAGTTTGAGTAAGAACATTACCACTTTCTAATGCTTTCTTTTTATTTTCTTCCATAGATTTCTCTTTGCTTTCACGTACACGCTTTTCAAACTCAACTTTGGCAGTCTTCTCATTCTTTTCTTTTTCATTCATAATTTCATTTAATTCATCTTCCAAGTATTCAACGCGACCGGTTTTATATGCCTCTGGATGAAATGGAATCCAAGTTCCTACTGGACCAACATAAACATCATGGTTAGGATCAACTTCACGCAACATTTTACAACGAAGTTCGGCTTCTTGTTGGGTAGGATAACTGCCGCGAATTTTAATACCTCTTACATTAGTTTGAAAATTGTGCTGTTTCTTAAAATCATCATTAATCCGTTCTTCATTTGTATCAAGAAATGTTTTATAATCATCTTCTAATGAAGTCATAAATAAATTATCCTTTTCCTCTTTACAAAATTCTTGTAAATCTGTTGTCAAATCAACCATTTTTAAATTATATTTATATGACAAAAAACTCATAAAATGATTAAATTTTTCTAAGGATTTATTCATATCCCATTGCTTTAGGAATTGTTCAAATTCATATAATTCGCGTTTCTTAATTATGTTTTCCGGAGAAATAAAAGAGATACACGAAAATTTTTGTCCGGCAACAGATTTATCTTCATCTAATAAATCAATGTATTTAGAATTAATTGTTCCATCACCATTCAAACGATGCTCATAAGTAGACATATTAGTATAGTATATCATATCATACAGTTTCTATTTTAAGTATATTTTTTATTAATTAGTATATTTTATTAATTATTAATTAGTATATTTTATTAATTAGTATATTTTATTAATTAGTAATTAATATATTTTAGCAATTAGTAATTAATATATTTTAGCAATTAGCAATTAATATATTTTAGCAATTAGCAATTAATATATTTTAGCAATTAGCAATTAATATATTTTATAAATTATTTTTTCTTATTAACTATTATAATATACAATGCGATTTATTGATGGACTTGACGTTGGCGAATTAGTCAAACGTGCGATTAAATATTTGGTAGAAGGGTTAATGGTTGCTATTGCGGCATTTGCTATACCTAAGCGAAGTCTTAACTTAGACGAAGTTGCTATGATTGCCTTAACTGCTGCGGCTACATTTAGTATTTTGGATACTTATATTCCCAGCATGGGAGTAAATGCTCGGTCTGGCGCTGGTTTCGGTATCGGCGCGAATTTAGTTGGATTCCCTGGGAGATTTTAACCTTAATTAATTATCCTGATAATTAATATTAAATTATATTTTTATAATATTTTATTTAATATTAATTTTAAATCGTTGGTATAAATTCCCAATTTAATTCTTGACATATTTTTGTCCACACTTCATCCTGTTCAATTCTTTTTTCTCTATCTTTAAGCATGGGAAAAAAAGGTAAAAATTGGTCTTGTCCAAGTAATTCACATAATTTATAAATTGTATAATAATAATTTAAGAAATTTACTCTATCATCCGGACAATATTTAGCATAAGGACTTTGAATATCCATAAACAAATTACATAATGTAATTTCAAGAGCAGCACTCATTATTGGTGGTTTTATTCCCAATCTATCTTTTATAAATGGAATATGTTCATAATATTTATTATACCCTAACTTTTTTAATATTTCTTTTGCTCGTTTATTATTCAATTGAAATATGGATAATCTTTCCTTTTTAATTTGTAATTTTATATTTTCAATAACTTCGTCTGGTATTTGTGTCGATTCTTTCGCTTGAAATTGTGCTAATATTTCTCGGAAATGATTTATTCTTTTATAGGCATAAAAACATACTTCTTTTGGTGGTTCTTTATATGAAGGTTTATCATTATCTATTAAATATTTAACACTTTTTGAGCACATATTACATAACATAATACCTTCGTGTTCTATTGGTATAAGTTCGCCATTATTACAAAAACGGCAAATATCTGTTTGAATTACATAATTATTTATATTTAGAAATGATTCATCATTATTTAACATATATTTTTGAACATTAGATAATTCATTATTATTTAATTCATTATTATCTATAATTTTATTTTTAGGTTTTTTTTTATCTTTTATATTAAAAAAAGTATTTAACATATTACTTTTAGTGGTATTATATGTAGGTTTAATTGTTTTATTTATACTATTATCATTAATATTATTATTAATTATATCATTAATTTCATTTGAATTTTCTGATATATTTTTTTTATCTTCAAAATATTCAAATATATAATTTGAATTATTTAGGAAATATTCTTTTTCTCTTTTTTTTATTGATTTTATTTTAGAAATTATTTCTTTTAAATTATCTTCTTTATTTAATTTTTCATCAATATTTAGATTATCTTGTTTTAGGGATTCTAATAATTGTATTTGTTGTCCTTTTAATTCTGGAAGAGTTTCTAATATATCTTTTTTTATTTTTTCTGTAATTTCTTTATGTTTACTGTCAAGAGTTATTGTATTTTTTTTAACAATTATACATTTTTTAGTATTTTTTGGTTTAAATATAGGCATAATTTAATTTTGTGTTTATTAATATTGTTATATAATTAATATACAGCATCATTTATTTAATTCTAATTTTATAGAATCATTATTTTTTATATAAAATAAATTATAGTTTAAACTATAGTTAATTTTTCTAATTTATTGATAACAATAAATTAATATTATTAATCATAATTATGAACGATAAAAATAATAAAAATAATAAAAATGACAAAAATAGTAATATTTTAATGGGAAATAATTTAGGTATTAATATTGATATTCATAATAATATAGATAATTTAGAAATAAATAATATAAAATTTAAAAAAATTTGTTTTATATATAACGCGATTGAAGATGGATGGAATGTAAAAAAAAAGGAGAATACTTATATTTTTTCAAAAAAACATGAAGGAAAAAAAGAAGTTTATTTAGACAGTTATTTACAAACATTTATTGAAAAAAATATGAATTAAAAATAAATTTTAAAATTTATAATTAAATTATAATTCCAATTTTTTTTTCTTTTGTAATATTATAACAATGGGTGGAGGTTTAATGCAATTGGTCGCCTATGGTGCTCAGGATGTCTATCTTACTGGAAATCCTCAAATTACTTTCTGGAAGGTGACCTACCGTCGTCATACCAACTTTGCCATGGAGTCTATCGAACAGACTTTCAATGGTCAAGCCGATTTCGGTCGTCGTGTCACTTGCACCATCAGTCGCAATGGTGATTTGGCTTACCGTACCTATCTTCAAGTCACTTTGCCTGAAATTGGTCAAAGTCTTGGTCTCAACGGGACCGGACCAGTCCATGCCCGTTGGCTCGATTTTCCGGGTGAACAACTCATCTCCCAAGTCGAAGTTGAAATTGGCGGTCAAAGAATTGATCGCCAATATGGTGACTGGATGCACATCTGGAATCAACTCACTCTTTCCAAGGAACAGGAACGTGGGTACTACCAAATGGTAGGTCAAACTTCTCAATTGACATACCTTACCGACCCTACCTTCTCAAAGGTTGATGGACCCTGTTCCACCGGCAATAGCATTGGTCAAACATGCGAACCACGCAATGCTTTACCCGAAACTACCCTTTATGTCCCACTGCAATTCTGGTACTGCCGCAACCCTGGTCTTGCTTTGCCCTTGATTGCCCTCCAATACCATGAGGTTAAGATTAACCTGGATATTCGCCCTATTGATGAGTGTTTGTTCGCGGTTAGTAACCGACCTGGGGTTGGTGCTTGCACCAATCCTAAAGTCACTGCTGCTTACCAGCAGTCTCTTGTTGCCGCTTCCCTATATGTCGACTATGTTTTCCTTGATACCGATGAGCGCCGTCGCATGGCGCAAAATCCCCACGAATACCTCATTGAACAACTTCAATTCACAGGTGATGAATCTGTTGGTTCTTCTTCTAATAAGATTAAACTTAACTTCAACCACCCTTGTAAGGAACTTATCTGGGTTGTTCAACGTGATGAAAATGTCAACTATTGCGATTCTTTTATATGTGAAAAAAGCATGTACCTATTATATGGTGCTCAACCATTTAATTATACCGATGATCTTGATATTTTGCGTAGTTCACTTCTTGATTTTTCCAGTAAGGAAGGTGTCCAAGCCGGTTCTTTCATCACTGTCGCCGGCACTACGACAGGAGATGATATGTTCGATAATACTGATGCGTACGGTTCTAACTGGGGGTCAGCGCCTATTGGTATCACCACCACCGTCACTGACCCTATGGCGTTTGTTGTAGCTGAGACTGCTCTTACAATGCACTGCTGGGGTGAGAATCCCGTTGTCACTGCTAAGTTGCAACTCAACGGGCAAGACCGCTTCTCGGAGCGTGAAGGTACCTATTTCGACCTCGTCCAGCCTTACCAGCACCACACTCGCACCCCAGACACTGGTATCAATGTCTACTCGTTCGCCCTTCGCCCCGAAGAGCACCAACCTTCCGGCACCTGCAATTTTTCGCGAATTGATAACGCGACTCTCCAATTGGTTCTTTCGAACCAAACCGTCAGTGGCGCTAGCACCGCTAAGGTTCGCGTCTATGCCGTTAACTACAACGTATTGCGCGTAATGAGTGGCATGGGTGGGTTAGCATATAGCAACTGAGCGGCGGCATAACTCTAATTTAAACATTAATTAAATAGACATTAATAGACATTAATTAAATAGACATTAATAGACATTAATTAAATAAAATCATACTATAATATTTATAATATGATTAATAATAATGAAGTTATTGGTTCTAATGATGGTATCATTAAACAAATAAAAATGGTACCAACAAATAAAATAGATTTATTAATAAAATTAGCGATTATAAATAAAATTGTAACTAATGAAGAAAAAATATTAAATTTACGCGATGTATTACCCGATAATTATATATTAGAAGAACAATTAGATGTTTTTAAGGATCGAATAAAACAAAAATATGAATTAGAATTATAATTTTATATAATTGTTTTACTAAAAACTAAAAACTAAAAACTAGTAAACAATTTATTCATATTTGTAATTTCAGGTTTATTCTTTTCTTCTTGAAATAATTTAATCAATAATTCATCATCTCTAAACCGAATACTATAATCATGTTGTAATTTATTTCTACCGACACGACCCATCGCCTGAATACATTTTTCTTGACTCATTTTACCTAAGTCTTTGCTTATATATCCGTGACAAAACTGATAATTCGTTCCGTAAATATAATCAGTTGAAGCAATAATCAAATACAATTTTTGTTCTTGTGCTAATGTTTTCATAATTTCAGTATAACGGTCACTTTTATGGGCGGCAAAAACCCCAATACCCATCATTAATAATAATTTCCACGAATCATGAATATCATCAATTAACATGATTTGTTCTACATTATATTCAGAAATATCGCTTGTATAAGGGGAGGAGGATAACATATTTTTAGTATTAGTATCAGTCGCCTCAGCACTATTATTCATATGCGTATATTTATGAATATGGTCTATTGTATTAGGCACAAAACACGACGGCAACATGACTGATTTCACCTGTTCTCGTAATTGTTCTATTTTATTCATTAATGTTTTCATCTGTGGATCAATACGACCTTCAACCATTTTCTTTTCTTTATGTTCGTCTTTTTTATTTCCATCTTCTAAATTTTTTTCCATAACAGAAATTTTCTCGTTAATTATCGTGTTAAATTCAATTGAAGTCATGATATCTTTTAAAACACGGTCTGGTATTTTTGAACTCTGAATACAAAATTGAGCAATTTTATCCATATTATCTGCTAAAAATATGGTAGGTCCATCTGTAAGAGTATACGCGTCACTTGTTACAATGTTAATATTAGAAACCATTTTTTTTGTTCGTGATTGAATCATATCGTTGTATATCATTACCCAATAATCACCATTTAAATGACCAAGAAGTTCCAAATAATATAATTTTATAGATGTCATTGTAATTGTATCAAAAGAGGTAAAATGATTTTCTAAATTATAACGGTTATTCGTAATATAGTGTTTATATTCATTAATATACATAATAAAATTAATCGCTTCATTTAAATCGGTGTAACGCAATAAAGATTTATATTTTTGACATTTTTTCACAACTTCCTGAATTTTATTATAATCATTAAATAAATAATGTGGCATTTCGACATAACCTTCACGATTAATAATTGGAATACTTTTTTTACAATCATAACTGACAATTTCGTGAATAGACGCATTATCAAACCGACTATGAAAATCACTAATAGTTTCACTAAGTTCATTTAAATGTGGTAATGTTGCCGAAGAAAGAACTATATTTGGAATAATATTTTTTGACCAATTTTCTTGAATAATACTATGACAATAATGACTTTCATAATCCATTGTAATTGTTGGTTCGTCCCAATAACAAATAAGTTCTTCTTTTTTATTAAATGCGATCATATAATTCATTGCTGGAATATATGATTTAATATCACAAATCATTATTTCAACTCTATCACCAACTGCATTATCTACTTTTTCAATATTTCCTGTTTTTTTATTTCTACTATATTCTTTTGCCGAAGAATAATGAAGACGAATATCATCTGTATCTGAACAACCAAACGCAAACGCAATTCGTTTTCCCGCAGAAATTGCTGATTTCGCTAATGCTAATCCAACGTGTCGCGCAGCACATACAAATATTATTTTATTTCCTTCTGACAATCCTAAGGGGGACAATGTTTTCCCTGTTCCAGTTGGCGCAATATATAAAACTAATTTTGGATTGAGTTGTTTACAAAGAGTAAATAATTGTTTCTGGTGGTCATATAATGTTTCGTCAGCATATTTTAGTAAATACTCATTTTTTTCAATTAAAGTATATGCAGATGAAACCATTTTAATAATATCTACTTCATCATTTAAATGTGATAATAATGTTTTCACGATTTTTTTAAAATAAATATTAACATTAACAATATTATAATCAATAATTGTTTTTATAGTATAATAATAATAGACCCAATCCTTTTTATTTTTTTTATTATCTTTATTTTTATTTTTATTTTTATTTTTATTTTTAATGTCATTAATTTCTCTCTTCTTTTCATTTTCAGATAATGTTTTTTCATTATAAAGTTCTTCCAATAAATTTAAAATAATATATTCATAAATATCATTTATATGTGTTTCTAATTGTTTATCAGTGTTTTCCAATCTGATAATATCTGCTTTTTTTAATGAATTTTTTAGTAATTGTATTTTGATGATAATAGGTAAATTATGTTTTTTTCCAATATCCAATATTTTATTTTGTAAATAGGTAACATAGATATAATTATCAGTTGCTTCTGTCGATGTTATTTTCATATAAGATAATAATGAGGCAGTATAATTTGTTGTAATATTTACATTATGATATCCCTTTTTAATTAATTCTGTGATTCGGGTTTCATGCGTAGAAATAGGAATCTCGATAGTATTCCATTCTGATTTAGTTAATTTTCTTTGATTTAAATCCATTTTATTTTGAATAAATAGATTATTAGAGATGTGTATATATAATAATATACGAACTCTTTATTTTATTTCAATTTATACAAATAAAAAATAATTTATATAATATAATTTATATAAATGAGTTTAGCAAAATCCGACAATTTTTCTTTATTAAATGATGAGAAATTAAGAATTCCCTTATATGATGATATATTTATTCATAAGGGAGGAAAAATCAGCAAGACCAAGAAGAATAAGAAGACAAAGAAGACCAAGAAAACAAAGAAGAATAAAAAGACCAAGAAAACAAAGAAAACAAAGAAGAATAAAAAGACCATGAAGACCAAGAATACCAAGAAGAATAAAAAGACCAGACTCCAATATAATATTGATACGTTAAAAATAAAATTATTTTTTACACATATTGAAAATGATTTAGTTGAGTTAAATATTAATAGTAATGAAATTACAAATAATATTATAGAAGAAATATTTAATATAGTAAAAAAAGATTTGAATGATAATATGGCAATTTATACAAATTATGATAATAAATATAAAAACGCAATTGTAAAAAGCATTAAAACGGAAGATGAAAATATGGTAATTAAAGTATCTAATCTTCCATCTGGATATATGAAAAAAAATGATTTTAAAGATATTATTATTGACACTTTAATACAACGGTTTAATCCATTGTTTGTGTATAATGTTCGTCGTGTGGTATAATGAAACTATCTAAAAAAATAATCTATAAAAAATATAATCTATAAAAAAAATAATCTATAAAAAATATAATCTATAAAAAAAATAATCTATAAAAAAATAATCTATAAAAAAAATAATCTATAAAAAATTGAAACAGTTTAAATTAAACTAAATAATTTAATATATCATTGTATTGTCTTATAAACAATATGGTTTCTAAACAATCAACACAAGTATTCTCAATTGAAGGTAATATTGGTACAGGTAAATCAACATTTTTAGAAAATCTTAAAAATAATTATAAAAATAACTCAAGTGTTTGCTTTTTAGATGAACCGATTGATATATGGAACTCAATTACTGATAAAGAAGGAATTACCATTATTGAAAAATATTATGGAAATCAAGAAAAGTATGCATTTTCATTCCAAATGATGGCATTTATTTCACGACTCACTTCTCTAAAAAATGCGCTAAAAAACGGTTATGAAATTATTATTATGGAACGTAGTCTTCATACTGATTGTAATGTTTTCGCAAAAATGTTATACGATGATAAAAAAATAGAAGAAATAGAATATTCAATCTATAAAAAATGGTTTAATGATTTTATTAAAGACTTACCAGAAGTTTCATTTATTTATTTAAAAACTGACCCGGTTGTATCATACGCACGAATTTTAAATCGTAACCGACAAGGAGAAACTATTCCGTTGAGTTATTTGGAAAATTGTAATAAATATCATAATGATTGGTTATTCGGAAAAAATAAAATAGATTTACTTGTTCTTGACGCGAGTGTAGATATTAATGATAATCCGCTAATATCAGATGAATGGATTTATAGGATTGAGTATTTTATTGATCATAGGAATTCTTTATTATAATTATATTATTCAAAATAAATTGTTTAATTGTTAATAGTTTAATAATTTAACAATTTAACAATTTAACATTAAAATGTTGTCTACCTTTATATTTTAGTAAATCTTTTTCTTTATATGTTGTGGGAAACATATCATCCCCATAAATATCTTGTAATAATAACCATTCAAATAATCCACCAGGATATATAAAAACATTATAAAATCCTAAACTAATTAATTGCTCATACTTTTTCATAATTGTAGTGTCGCATGCGTTTGTTCCATAAATAATAATATGAATTGTGGTATTTTTTGCGATAAATGTATTTAATATTTTTACTTCGTTATCAATAGAAATAGTTCCTTTAATTAAACATTTTTGATTACTACAATCAAGAGTATTTATAATAATAGTTTTTTCATTATCTTTTATTGCTGTTTGTAAATCTTCAAAATTAATATTTTTAATAATAGTTGAGGATTGTGCGTTTCCCATTATGTTAAAATCTAATTTTTATATTTAAATTTTAACATATTAAATATAAAAATATTAAATATAATTAATCGAAAGAAAGGACAATTTCTACATCTTCTTTTTTAATTGTTTTTGATGCGCTTATAGATAATTCTTCTCTCTTCTTTCTTGTTTTTTGACCAGTGGTACATGTGGTTAATCCAATTTTATTTTTTTTCGATGTACTATTTCTATTATTCATATCATTTTCAATTGATTCGTAATTTCTCTCAATATATGAAATGACATCGTTTTCAAATGCCCATTTAAAAAAATTAAGTTGACCTAGAGTGGTTTGAATATGTGTATCGTTTTTATAAGGAACAATTATTCTTTCCCATCGGCAAAAAGGGTCAAATCGTCGTTTAGCATAAGATTTTAGTTTTAATTTATAATCCTGATAAACCTTAAATCTTTTATTATTGGATTCTACATTATAAACCGTATAATTTTTTTTCGCATAATTTGTTGTAAACCAATCTACAATTCGTAATGATATTTTCGATTCACCATTAATAATATTCAACATTTTATCAATGTTATTTTCTTCCTCATAATATTTTAATAAGTTTTTCAACAATAGACTATTTTGTGTTGTGTATATTGTTGACATGTATTTTATTATTTTAAATAAATTACATTTAAGTAATTAAGTATTTAAGTAATTAAGTAATTATTCATTATTATTTGAATTTTTTGGGATTAAAAAGTTTTGTTGAGTATCTAAATCTTTAATATAGTCATTATCTAACATAAATGGGTTTTGTTTTGTTTGTCCAACCAAATATCGTTCACTTAATTTATGGTTTGCTTCCTCCCGTTTATTATTAATTCTAAATATTTCATTATTATTATTATTATTATTAGATAAGAACATATCATCATTTGAAATATTATTCATAATTGCATTTTCGCATTGCTCAAAATTATTAAAATTATCAATATCATTATTATTGCTATTATTATTGCTATTATTATTGCTATTATTATTGTTATTATTATTGTTTTTTTGTATTTTTTTTAAATTAGGGTTTTCATATTTTAAAGATTTTTCATATTTCTCTCCATTGCTCCATATCAATTCTTCCATAATTATGTTTTATTTTATACATATACTTATAAAATATAATATAGATTATCAACTTATTTATCCTTCTAAATAATCTTTGTTATTTGTTTTGATAATGTAAGTGAATAATGTTTAACAATACTTTATACTCTTAAAAATTGAAATGATTTTTCAGGCAGGTTAATAATGATATATTACCAACAACCAATCAGAAATCACCAAAGATGACTAATGTAATTAACGCATTAGATATTTTGACAAAATACCCCCACATTGAAGATTATATTAAAACATATAATAATTCTGGCGGGTTTATGTTTCCAACTTCACTCAGCAAACAAGAACTAATTTTATACTTAGAAATGTCTAATTTATTAGACAATCCTGACCATTCTGGCGCGTCGTTTAGTTGTATGCTACGGTGTATTCAGGCAGTATTAAATGGCGTTAATACGCGTGAAAATATTCTAATTCAAATCGCGAAAGAGAAAAAACTTGAAAAAGGTATTAAATATAACCCAATTACTAAGAAATTAGAGTTCTCAACAGAAGAGGAAACAATTGAAGAAATAGAATTGAAGAAATAGAATTGAAGAAATAGAATTGAACTTAAAAATATACCTAACCATAAATAAATAAAAAAATTTGTGTTTCCACCTAGATTGTAGAGCGTGTAGAGAGTGTAGAGTGTAGAGTGTAGATTAGTTTTTTCTTTTAATCGTTTTCTTATGCTTTGCTTTTTTAATCGTTTTCTTATGCTTTGCTTTTTTAATCGTTTTCTTATTCTTTGCTTTTTTAATCGTTTTCTTATTCTTTGCTTTTTTAATCGTTTTCTTATTAATGAGGTTCTTAATTCTATTTCGTGATTTTCCTGCGACTTGTCCTATCATTATAGTTAGTTTCGCTAAAATATCAGCATCATCAAACATAGATAAAAATCTTATTTTTTGTTCGTCACTTAATGTTGTTTCAGTTTCAATAAATGTTTTATATCCTTCAATTGATGCTACTTCATCTATTTCTTGTAATGATCCATAATATGTTTGAAATAATGATCCTTTTGTAAACGAATTAATTAATGTTTGTTTTATTTCTTCTTCTGTTTCTTTTACTGGTCCTTGTGTTTCATAAAAATTAACAATAGCAGTTCTAAATGAAAAAAGTATTTTCTCAAAATTTCC